GTCTTCCCAGCACTCGTCCCCAAAGTAGTCTTGTTGTATTGATCGCCAGCAGCCATAGATAAAACTACGTTACTAGTTTAAAAATGTCAACACAATATCACCACAAGTATTGGCAAGCCCAATATCTTGCAGTAGTTTTATCCTTTGCCGTGTCGCAATTCATCCTAGACCTAAAATTAGTACGGCGTTTGGGGTCTTTGTGTTGCGTATAATCTTCGTAGCCTTTAGCGCCAAACGAAACTTTTTTGACTTTGTCTCCTTGTTTTCCCAAGACAACGAACTTCTTGTCGGAACTGGTGGGCGCTCTTTTTGGTTTGTTGACGCCAGCATAAGTCTCTCCCATGTACTGAATCTTGCCAGACGGCAATCTCTTAAAGCGTTGTTCTGCCATAAAGTTAAATATTATCACGAAAGAACGTAATGTCAATTCTGTCAATAATTTTGCTTATAAGATATAAAAACTTTCTATTTAGAATAGTCATCTCATTAAGCGAGGCGTAATGAGGAGCATATGTTTATAAGAGAGTTTTTATTTCCTAATCTGAAAAAGACCTTACTCAATCTATTGTATCTGAACTTAAGGCGTTGCTCAAAGACCTAATCGTAACCTGTCTCCTGAATCCCGCATCCGTTACATCGTTCGGTGGCTCCATCGCCACTAGCCCTAAGCGTTGACGAGCGCAGTCCAGTGCGAGGAATGCCGCATCGGCTAAGTCGGGCGACTTTCCGAAGCGTGACTTGAACTCTGGCTTTGATTCGATCTTAACTTTTAGTGAACCACCCTTAATTAAATCGTAATTACGTGAGCAAATCTCCTGTGCAAGATCTGCGGAGATTCCGAATAACTGCTTCGTCCTCATCAATTCCTTGCCGACGAACCAGAGTTCGGAAACCCTATTGGTGTACAGCTCTTCGCCCGTTAACTTGCTGTTGGCGCTGACGCGCTTGTCAGACGGCTTGCCGCCGAAGCTGACGCGAAAGATCGACGGAGACCACTCGCCCGCCAGAACGTCACAGAAGGGCGCTCCTGCGCCCGTAGCATCGACCGCGAGATTCTCAGGCAAGATGTTCCTGCGCTGGCAGTGTTCCTTGATCTGGCGCACGATCTGGTACGTTCTAGGAACGGCCTTGTTCGTCGCATCGTCATTCAAGTGGATTGCTTCATCCAACTCAAAAACGTAGTGACCTCCTTTATTGTAGCCAACTTTGGCTGTGTACAAAATCGTCCTGTCTCCCCCATTTGTAAACGCAGGATCTAATCCCGCTACGAGTATCGGGTTAGCAGCCCATTCGACTTTACGCATGGCTCCGCTTGCCGTAAGTTCTGCCTCACTGTAGATGCCTTGTGTCTCGTCGCTGTCGAAAAACACCGCTCGTACCATCCGCATGTAGCCTCTGGACTCCTGTCCTAAGAGCGCCCTATCCTCGTCTAGCTTCTCCTCTGTCGGGAGCCACGGATAGATGGTTCTGCCAGCCAGAATATTTGGCGATCTCTCGCCGTCCAACCTCAAATAGTGTCCGTTCCATTTTGTCGCCCAGTTGTCCGCCGTGTTCGTGTCAACGGAGTCCCACCCTTTTTTCGGCTCTGCCCAAATTCCGAAGGCGTCAAAGCGGCTGTTGGGGTTGCTCATGCCAATCATCTGGAAAGAGGGATTCTTGGACAAGTTGGTAAGTCCAGCATGCAGGATAGCTTCTGATAATTCAGAAAGTTCGTCCGCAATTACAATGACCCGCTTTTGCTTAATGCCGATAAACTTTCCAACAGCCTCACGCGTCTTGCTTTTTTCCGCTGCAATGAGCATGAGACCTGCGCGTTCAATCAGGTCTCCATTCTCGTTGACGTAAGCGACGCTGCCAATCGAATCCCGAATCTTGCACGGCGCTTCCTGAATCACTGTCAGCAAGCTGATGACGGAACCCCAAATACGGCGACGCGCCTCTCGCAACGTCGTTGATGTCATCATCACTAGCGTGTCCTGCGGCTGAGAAAGCCAGTTGATGATCCCCCATGCGGCGAACGTGTGGGACTTTCCGCTTGAAGCAGATCCTCCTACAGCCAGATACTTGTTGTTAATCGCTGCGCGGATCATCTCTTCAGCCCAAGGATGGCGAACCATCATAGGCTCAGGCATATCTGGATCATTCCAAAGCTCATCACAGCACCTCCAAAAGTAATATTCCTTTGCCTTTGGACTAGTGTGCTTAGCAAATCCAAAGAGTAATGCCGTGATTAAGTTAGTCGGAGGAATCAAAAATCCGCCTACGTCCATCTTTTTTGTTGTAGGATCAATACGCGGTTCCAACAACTTTTTGCCTTTATCTGTCAAAGTACTCATTATTTTCTTGTACAAGCATCTTACGCACTTTAAACAAAGCGTCAACACTAGATGAACGAAGACTCTGAAACAGAAAATTTAGTACTGGAACGCGCAATTGGCATGCGTGCGAAGGGCTACAAGATGAACGCAATCGCCAAAGAACTTAATGTTCATGTTGGAACTGTCCGTCGTTGGTTCAGGAAAATCGGGATGCCCGCGATGAAAAATGGCTATGAGCGTGTCAAAGAAACGGACGCGGTTGAGGATACCACAGATCATCTAGCAATTGATCTTGAAGATAATCTGGAATTCTACGCAGAGGACACGATCCGTCTGGCAAAGCATGACGCAAGAATCGCAGAGGACTCCGCGATGATGGATATTGCGGAAGCTCAGACTACTCCAGCTGACAAGTACCAGCATTATATTGCGGCAGCTGGAATAAAAATCTTGCGAGATTCAATTAAAAACTTAAAAGGTCCGAAGACTGTTCGTGAACTTTCAGAGCTTGATCAGCTAATCCGAAGAAATTTAGGTCTCAACGCAAAAAGCGGCGGAGGCCAAAGTAAAATGCACATTGATATTTCCATCCTCAATAACTCGAAAGCAGATAGAGGAGATGGGACTGTCACAAAAATGAAACCAACAATAATTGATATCGACTAATATGTTTAAGTATGCTATTCCAGAGTATAATCCTCACACGATTGTCAAGAGGTATTTATTAAATGATGAATTTACGTTCGACGTAAAAGTATTAGAGGGACTACACTATCGAACTTTTCCTTCCACTGGAAGAGAGGTTCATTTTTTAGAGATGCTGAGTAAGGGCAATACCATCCATATACCTGAACACGGAGACGGAGTCATTGTTAACGCAGACATTATTGATGCCCTACAAAAATGATTGATAAACGCTTCAATAAAAAGAATCAGGATTTGATACTAGAATTAGTAGCAGATCAATTTGCTTGCACTCTTGAGGATCTGCTTAGTCGCAACAGATCTTCGCGTAACTCAAATGGTCGCCATGTGGCAATGGTACTGATGAGGAATCTCTTAGACTGTACGCTTACGGAAATCGGACAAGTTTTTGGCCGTGATCACACTACAGTAATACACGCAAAAAAGAAGATCGACACTGATAAAAAGTTAATCGATATTGCTCTAAGGCTCGCCCTGAAGTACAAAAACCTTAGCGAATTGATAGACTAATAAATGATCATCGGCATTGACAACGGACTCGACGGCGGACTCTGTGCGATTTCAAAGCACAACGGATCGATCATCGACAAGTTGGCGATGCCTACTTTCCAACGAGCAGGGAAGCGGGAAGTGGATTCAAAAGCAATCTATAACTGGATCTTTAACCTGTATACTGAACCCTTAATCGCGATTGAGGAGCCATTGAAACACGCCAAGTCTTCGCAAGCCATGCGCTCGATGGGCATTTCGTTCGGAAAGATTATGGGGATGTGCGAGTCACGCGATCTCAAAGTCAAGCCCATCCAAGTACTGGACTGGCAGAAGAAGATGTTAGGCAAAGTGCCTAAATCCCAAACGAAAATTTACGCCTTACGTAAGGCGAACGAACTTGCGCCTGATGAAGACTGGCGCAAGAACGAACGATGCACCGTCCCGCACGACGGCATCATTGACGCTTTCTTGATTGCACAATACACACGACAAACACTACTATGAGCAAAATTGATGATATGGTTATGGAACTCTTTGACGGGGAGGGCGTACTTACGGCTGTTGGCTTTGACGACGCATTCGTAGGAATCGGCGTGCAGTTCAATATGCCTGTCGCCGTATACGACTATGCGAAGTGCATTGACATTCTTGCTGAGTCAATGGACTACGAAGAGGCTCTTGAGTACTTTGAGTACAACGTCATCGGAGCCTATGTCGGAGAGCAGACTCCGATCTTTTTACGCTACCCAGAAAATTCTTGAACTTTTTTCTTGCGGTTTGGGTTGGAATAAAGTATGAGCTTGTTCCGAATGAAAACACTATTCCCGAAGCAGAAAGAAACCAAAGAATTTTTTGAGCAACGTATTCGTTGTGGAGGCAATACGCTGGATAGCTCTAGCGTAGGCACAGGCAAAACCGTCGTAGCTGTTCATCTCGTAAAAGATTTGGATCGCCCGTTTGCCGTCATCTGTCCGAAAGCCATTGTTCCTGCATGGGAGCGCGAGTGCGAAGCACACGGCGTGAGTCCACTGTTCGTTCTGAACTACGAGAAGCTTCGCGGCGGCAAGACTAAATGGTTGGGCAAAGCTGGAAAGAAGATCATGCGATGGGATCTCCCAGAAGGTACTATCGTACTTGTAGACGAGATCCACAAAGCGAAAGGTCCGTACACTCAGAACGCGCAGCTCATTGTCTCGCTCGTACAGCAGGGGTTTACGGTACACGGGATGTCCGCTACCGCTGCGGAAGATCCGACGGAGATGCGTCCGTTAGGATACGCGTTAGGACTGCACTCGCTCAACAA